CGTTCCACCGGTTTGTGTCGAAGTTTTCGACGCTGACGGTTTCGCCTTTTTTGTAGGTGAAGTCTGTGTCGTGGCCGCTGTATGCCGTGGTGTCTGGTGGAAGGCTGTGGCCTTGCTTGTCTTGCAGGTCGAGCACTCGCGCTTTGCTGGCGCGGCATTTGCGCCCAGTGGCGTTGGAGCGTTGCGCGTCGGACGGGATGAGGAGCTTTACGATGACTGGCTTTGATGGCATCGAGCTGTCTACGTATGCTTTTTTCCAGCCGATGATGTCGCCTTCGTCTGGGAGGATGCGGGTTTGGGCGACGGCGAGTTCCGATAGTTTTGCACCGCGTAGGTCTGCATGGCGCAGGTCTGCACGGCTCAGGTCTGCATAGCTCAGATCTGCACCGCTCAGATCTGCACCGCGTAGGTCTGCACGGCTCAGATCCGCACCGCTCAGATCTGCACCGCGTAGGTCTACATAGCTCAGATCCGCACCGCTCAGATCTGCACGGCTCAGATCCGCACCGCTCAGATCCGCATAGCTCAGATCTGCACGGCTCAGATCTGCATAGCGCAGGCATGCATCGCGCAGGCAGTCGAATCCGTGTGCTTTGAGGATTTTTTCGACGTTGTCGCCTTCAAGAGTGCCGGTTGGCGTGGTGATTCTCATTGTGGTTCCTTTCCGTTGTTTGGTTTGGTTGATAACTACGATATTACTACTGATTGTGACGTGACGCGCCGAGGATACGAAAAAAAGCGGCACGCCTAGACATGCCGCCAAATACCACAGTCCACATGGCAGGTTTCGAACCTGCTTAAACGCCCGCCAAGCGGGCCGCTCATGCTATCCCCATGCACCACATGCGACCAGCCGGACAACGCCCGGCTTTATCACCACAAACCCAGAAAACCGGTTCTTCTTGGCTTGCAATACCGATTATACACGCTTGAGCCACCTGCGGCATGACGGCTCAAGATCAACGCTAATCAGCGAGCGCAGCCGCCCCGCTTCAGTCTTAAGCAGCCGAGCCTGAGCCAAGTCACGCTCCGTCACAAGCCCAGCAGGCCGCGGAGCTCGGCCACATCATCATGCGCCTTCACCCTGCGCCTGTCAGCCCCCTCTACGTGGAAGGGCAAGCACATCTCCAGCAGGCGACTATACACTCGCGCCTTACGCACATCCGAAGGGCTGGAAAGCTCCTGAGCAGTCAGATTCGTGGTCACGATAAGCGGCAACCCCGCACGATACCGCGAATCAACCACGTTCATGACCTGCTCCCACATGTACTCCGTATCCCTCTCAGCCGCCAGATCATCGATCACCAAGAGTTTGAAGCAATTCAGCCGGTCGATATACCGCTGCCGTCCCTCAAAGCTCTCAGACAGCTGATTAACGATCCTGCTGAAATTGGTCATCATGCACAGCACACCCCGATTAATCAGCTCATTGGCGATGCACGCCGCAGCAAAGCTCTTGCCGCAGCCGACAGTACCAAAGAGCAGCAAGCCCTTGCCCTTGGCCTTGAAAGCCTCGAAATTATCGACATAATTCCGAGCAACCATCATCGTCTTCTCGCTCATCCCATCATCAGCATCGAAAGTCCACTTGAGCATTTCAGCATCGGGGAAGCCCGTCCGCCTCATACCCCCCAATCGGTACTTGCGCTCCTCGGCACGGCGTTCTTCCTCACGCTTCAGATATGCCTCCCTCGCACACTTGCATTGGATCGGCAGCAGCCGTTCGCCACCACCAAGCCAATGCTCTTCCCTGTGCTGCTTGACTGTGTGGCATTTACCACAGTAGAGCAATCCATCTTCTCCCCTGTAGTCGCCTTCCTGCATTCCATTGATCGCACTCGCTGCTTTCACGATTCCCTCGATCCCACTCATGTCCATTTCACCCGCTCCTTTACAGTGAGAATATTTCGTTGGTCAGTTTTTCGTCTTCTGCTTTTTGCTCTGGTGTGAATCCCCAGATCTCCGCTTGTGTTTTGCCTTGCTGCGCTCGCTGAGGCTTGGCATTGAGATACCCCTCGAATTTCGTGCCGAACAGCGTCTCAGGACGCAGATATTGCTCCATCTTCGAGTTACCCAGCCACTCGGCGCATTTCTTATCGATTACCGTTTTGAAGTCTTCAACTGTGAATCCTTCAGCTATCCTAGCTTTGATGTGCTTACGAGTGCTAGATGTAGTAGCCCGGTACCTAGTGCCGGCTTTCTGATTCAGGTAATCGATAATCTCGGCATATATAGCTTTATCTGTATTAGTAGATGTTTTTCTATATGTATTACTTTGTAGCAGATTTTGCGATTCTGCCTCGCAGTTTTTGCTATCCTGCCTCGCACTTTTTTCTAGTCTGCCTCGCACGTTTGAGAGATTACTGCGCAGTGTCCGCTTCCTGCCGTCGAAGCTGGCAACGCTGACATATCCGCATTTAATCAGCTTGGTCACAGCGTCGGATACCTTGCGTTCGGAGCATTGGCAGAATTCCGCTAGATGCTGGTTAGACGCATAGCAGCCGTTGTCGCCTTGATCAAGGCTATCAATCTCGGTAAGGATCACTTTGTCAAGTGCGCTTAGCCTTTTGTCAAGCCACACTTCTCGTGGTATCCATACGCCTTTGAAGTCTCTTTTGGCTTCCATCAGAATCACCTCTGGGTAATAAAAATCCCGCTAACCCGGACTATCTGTGCCATAGTCCGAATTAACGGGGTTACCCCATGTTAAGCTATTGCCCTGTTAGATGGGCACAGTACTAACATGGCGTATATCTATAATATCACGTCTCCAAGATAACCACGCCGTATTTGTGGGCGAATATCTTAGATTTCAGACGGTAGATATCCGTGCGGTATCCCTTGCAGTCTTCCACGATTTCCTCGCCAGTCTTGGCATCGGTATAGGTAAAATCTGCAATGTACACTGTCGGCCTGTAATGTTTGCCGTCAACGTCGAAAGCCGGGATCAACTCGTACCGCACCTGCCGCTGCAAGCCCTTGATGGCTCCAGCACGCTCCAAGATCTTCAGCTCACCATACCGCTTGGCTTCGCGCTTGCTATCGAAGGTGATACCGTCCACGACGGTTTTCCTCGCATGGTACTTGCTAGGCATAAGCTCACCTCCCGGTGCTCCCGAATCCGCCAGCGCCACGCTCCGAATCGTCCAGATCTTCAACCACTTCAAGTGGTTCGTAAGCAACTGGGATAATGACAAGCTGGGTGATCTTATCCCCATCATGCACCGTGTAGGCGGAGCGCCCATGATTGTAGAGCTTGACGATAAGCTCACCGGTATAGCCTTCATCGATCAATCCAGTAGAAGTGATATTCTGCTTGACGTTCAAACCGCTCTTGCTCACGAAAAGCCCAGCATAACCGTGCGGCAATTGCACGTGTACGCCAGTCTTGATTACCCGCGAACCATAAGCCGGGATAACGTGTTCGCCAATGGCCCTGATGTCGATTCCCGCGTCAGTATCGTGGGCACGTCCCGGCATGTGAGCGCCTTTATCGAGTGTGATCTTCATCTGTATACCTCCTGTGTTACTGTGTTGAATTTGGCAGATGGCGGGAACGGCTTTGAGTATTCACCGTCCCCGCCATTAATGCCGCCCACTGTTAGAATGCGGGTTCACCCCACGGATCCCCAACAGCCCCATAGGTGTTTTGAGCCTGTGTGGTCTGAGCCTGATCCCCCTGATGCCTGCAAGCCCCGGCGTTGAGCGGCAGATTATCCACGACGAACTTCACACGACTGTGCTTCTGCCCGTCCTTCTCCCATGTGTCCACTACCGCGTGAGCCGTCAAGCCCACCGTATCGCCCTTGTGGCGATACTGCGCCAGAGTCTCCGCAGTCTTCCCCCATGCCTCGAAATCAAGCCATGAGGTATCGTCTTGCTTGTAGCCGTTGACAGCGAGCCTGAACCGAGCCACGCTCTTACCGCTCTGCGTCTGCTTCAGCTCCACGTCACTACCGAGCCGCCCGGTAAAAGTGCAAGTGTTAATGTCAGCCATCATCAGTTCCTTTCACCCTTCAGCGCCTGCATGGTCGCGCTGTAACCGTCCTTCAAAACATACTTGAGCAACGTCTCTTCCGTGCCCTGATCGATAATCAGTCGAGTACCGTCAAAGCTCAGCACAGCAGCCGCCTTGATCATGCCCTTCAACATTGCGTTGTCGGCCTTGGATTCCAGCAGTGCCGCATACTCTTTTTGCGGGATCGTGACATATTGTCCAAATTCAGTTTCCATTACTCATTTCCTCCGTTCGTTTGTTTTGCCTCGCGCTGCTTGTAGCAGTCGCCGCACACGGCAATTCCAGTCTTCGCCCTAGTCCATTTCGCCACGGCTTCCGGCGACATTTCACCGCCGCCACGCTTAGCCATCGGCTTGATAGGCTGGTGGCACAATTCGCAGGTGACGCTCTGAGACTGCTTGGATCGCGTTCTACGCTGATATTCATCCGTATCAGCGTCCCGCGTATCATCAATGCAAAACAGCCCATTCAAGGCGTATTTCCGTGCGTAGCTGGACGCTGTGCCGGTGATCTGCGAATCGTCCATGCCCTTCTTCGTCTCAGCTTCCCTTGCGAGTGCCGTGTTGCTCACGCTATCCGTGCCGTCAGTGACTGTGGCGGTAGCCTTCACGTAGATACGGTTGCCGACTAAGATAACGTCGTCGCTCAGTATCAGCGTCAACCCGGCTTCATGCAGTAGCGGCTTCACGGCTTCCAGAATGTCCTCACAGCTCCGGTAATTGTAGTGACCGAACGTGTTGGTCTGTCCTTTAGGTGCCTTGAGCTTGTACTGGATTTCACCGAGTGCCTTGGTTAATTTCTCGGACATTGCCTATATCACCTCACTTGATCGAGATATTCTCGTGCGTTTCGATAGTGGCGAGATTTTCAGGCACTCGGCCATCCTTGATAGCCGCCTTGATAAGCGTCTTATTAGGCTTCGGCTCCAAGTACGTCAGCAGATCGTCGGCGTGTACCTCAGCCCAGTCGGTGAAGCCTTCGGCAAGCTCGACAGTGGATGACTTGCGGTAGGACACCTTCAGTCGGGGGGTGCTGAATTTGTCGCCATTCAGCGCATAATTCAGCAGGTGCTTCAGGCGCTCGGCCTTATTCTCCACCGCCTTGCGCCGTGCAGCGAGACTTGCTTCCTCTTCCTTGATGGCCTTCGCTTCAGCCGTCAAATCCTTGAAATAAAGGCCGATGTTCTCCACCTTCTTATCCCGCTCCATCTGCAAAGCATCGAAGGCTTCCTCGTCGGTCACTTCCCCAGTCTCATTGTCGATTAGCGCGGTGATGGCTGAATCGATATCGTAGATTGACATACTCATAATGTTTCTATTCCTTCCTTGGTCGGCAATTCTTTTAATTCTTCTGGTGTGTAGTAGATCGGCGCATTCGGTAGCAACTCGTTTATCAGGTCATAGAGTGCCGCCAGATGCTCCTTCGTCGGTTTATGTCGTTCCATCTGCACCACCTCCAAAGAGGTAGTCAAGCCCGGCGTGCCCATTGTGTTGTGCTATTGCCGTGCTCATTTGGAGCATCTCGCCTAGCTTCCATTCAGCCACGCCATTCAACAGCCGGTAGAAGGTCGCCAAGCTTACGCCGACGATCTCAGCGCACTCGGCACTTGTCATGCCAGTTCTTGCTATCTCGGCTTTCAGATTCCGATACATTCATTGCACCTCCTCTTTTGTGCTCACGGTGTGCTCTTTTGTGCTCACCTCGTATGCTAATCACTATACACCCATTTTTCGCAAACCGCAACACAAATCGGTAAAAATGGTAAAAACTTTTATCAAACCTGACTATTTTTTTGCTTAGCTTACACGCTTCCACATGAAGACAGTCAAGTATGGTGGCATATTATTGTGCGGTTGGGAGCCGCCCGCGTACATGGTCTGTACGTTGCCGCCATAACCGACTTTATCCTGTGCTTGCACCGTCATGTAAGGCGTTGCATTGCCCGACACATTGAGATTGTCAATCTCGTGGTTATGCTTCGGCATTTCATCGATCGTCAGCGTATGCTCTGCCTCGCCGCCAGTGCTCCCCGCCGTATAGGTATCGTCAGCGCCGAGAAGGAACCGCCCGCCGATACGCTCCCAAGTGCCGCCGAAAAGCGTAGCCGGGTCGGTATCAGTCACACTCAAGTAGATCGCGCCGACCGGGTAAGCACCTGCCGCAGTGAAGAACGCATTATCTCCAAGCTGGAACACGCCATTAGCAGTGGGGAAGCAATTCACGCCGACGCTCGATTTTTTCGTATCAATAAAGAAGGTAGGGATACCACGACCAAGGGTAAGCGACTGCGTAGTGCTTCCAAGCTTGTCAGCCGTCGTTATCTGCCACTCATACGCATAATCCCTCTCGCACGTAACAGTCGATTCCACGCCATTAGCAAGCGCCACGGTAGCCCAATCATCACTGCTCCCCGCCTTGCGGTATTTCGCGCTGATAGTCACATCATTTTTAGCATCTAGGCTCGCATACCATGTCGTCGCAGTCACATGAGTTTCCGGCTCGAAATTATTGAGACGCTTAAGGTCGATAGTCGATGTCGGATCCCACCACGGCTCAACCTTGACAGTGAGCGTCGTGGACGTTTTCAAACCGCGCGAATCCGTCACGGTAAAGACCAGCGGCATATCCGAGGAAACATCAACCTTGCCGAAGTCAAGCGTCACGACGCTGGATGCCGTCTTGGTCACGCCCGCGAAAGTCGCTTCATAGCTCGTAATCGTCGCGCCCTTCTGAGCTGTCGCCGCTGTGAAAGTCACTTGCAAGTCAGATTGCCGCTGGATAATCACCTGATCGTCGCCAGTGATAGCGAAGGTAGCCGTATTAGCGTCCTTGTAGGATACTTCTCCGAGGATAGGTGCCGCGTCACTCATGCTCATGGTGCGATCGAGCGTGCTGTAATACTCTTTGCCGCCGATGATTGTGAGCAACGCATACCGCACCGGCATTGACGCGCCGGTACACGCAGCTCTCAGCGTCTCACGCTCGGCATCCGTAAGGACAAACGTATACGTGCCGCTCTTGCCTGTGATGGCAGTTCTGCGCATGATCTGAGTGCCTGAGTCGACTGGTGCAAACTCCAGATAAGCGTCAGCGGTAAACCCACCGGCATTAGAGTATTGGAGCGATGGCGTGCCTGTATCCGTGAAATCGGTGGCGCTTGTGATAGTCGCCTGCCGTGGGATAGTGTCAAGTGTGATGTTGCCGCTTGCCGTAATGCTTGGCACCTTCGAGCCGTCAAGCGTCGCATTGATATTAAACACGTCGCTGATGGTGCATGTCTTCGAGCCGTCTGCATTATGATTCACGCGGTGTGTGGTCGTGCCGAGAGTGACCGAACCGCCCTCCTGATTGATGGCGGGTGATGAATACGATTGTGCCGCGCCATCGACTGAGCACGTATTAGATCGGCTGTCGATGTTGAGCGAATAAGCAGAGTCAATCACCAGCACATGCTTAATCGTGATGTCAGAGTAGTTCCCGCTGATATTCTGCGTTGCCGACCAATTAGCCTGCAACGTGTACCCGCGATACACTCCGGTAATTTGTCCTGCTAAAGCCATGATTCCAACCTCCTATTATGAGAGTGCCACGAATGCCACACCGGTATTATCGCCGCTTGTAACGGGTACGATCTTCAGCTTGCCGCCTACCGCAAGCCCCTCTTCCACGTACCCATTGCGCATCGAGAAAACGCCATTGCAAGCGGTATACGTGATTTTATTCGCGCTGTCATAGCCGGTTAATCCGTTAGCCGCGCTGATGGCGATATGCGAGCCGTCCTGCGCCCACATGGTCAAGCCGCTATTATCCAAGCGTCCCAGCGTCGCTCCAACTGCCGACTTGACAAGCATCACGCCATTACCATTATCCTGCCCGCCGAGCGTCAGCGTGCCGCCCTTAATCAGATCAGCAACAAGGTTAATGACGTTGACGTTCTGCATGTTTAAAGTGCCGTCAATCGTCCAAGCACTCGTGAAACTGCCGTTAATCCCGCTACTGCTGAAGCCGATACCAGCGGAATTGATACGAAGCACATTATGCGCCGATTCCTTGGGCAAGCTATCAACGACCAGAATCTGCTCACCGTCGTAAATCACGTATGATCCGCCGTATAGATTGTTAATTTTGCTCTCGGATTCGTTGAGCCTGTCATTAACCGTCGTGACGATCGATGAATTGACCGCTTGCGCCGCATCGGTAGCCGTCTGCTGAACCGTACCCATCAAGCCGCTTAACGTCTGCTTGAAAGTACCGAATTCAATGGACGTGTAGCGTCCTTGGATACAGTCGTATTCAAAGCTGATAACATTGGTCAGCATGTCAAGCCCCATGCGTTCGTCGATCACTTCGATGGTGTCGCCAATATCGGTGATTTTCTCAAGATTAGCCGCCATCTTGTAATTGACTTTAGGCACGCAGTTCTCTTCGAGATACTTCTGCGCTTGTTGGCGTAGATCGGCAAGGCATGCACGCTTGTACGCTGTCTCATCGTTCTTGCCGCCAGCAGTCTTATAATCCTCCTGCTTGATATCGCTCTGGCTGAATTGCACCGTCTTGCAATAAGGAATATCGTACTGCGTCGATGATTCCATATATATCGACTGCTTGCTGTCCAGAGCGTTCAGCAGCAGCCCATTAGCGCCTTCCGGGAGGATCTTCGTGCAAACATCACTCCAGTCATATGACGCTTCGATGCTCTTGAGATTCTTCCCATAGCGCACCACAACGCCATTATCCGCGCCGATTGACTGCCGGATGCCGATAGTCCACCCGTCACGCACCAAGTGCCCACCCCAACGCTCCAAAACGGTAGTAATCGCCTCATACAGCGACTTTCGCACGCAACGGAACGAGCTAATCGTATTAATGTCCGAAACCGTCCTGAATGGTGATCGCGGCTCAGTAGCCGTATTGAGATGGTCAAGCGCCTGATTGCACGTACTGTCAACCACGTAACTGTCTGCAATCAGGTAATTGGCGCTGTCATAGAAGACGTGGTTGCACTTGCAAGTAATCTTGGTATGCGTGATCTCCGGGTTTAGGATACGGAACGGCTGGGCACCCTGCGGAGTATCCGCGACAATGATATTCCCGGATTTAATCCATTGGAGATATTCCGTTCCGCACGCAAGGTCGAGATAGTAACTGTCGTTGTCTTCCTTGTGAACTGTGGCCTTGAGCGGCTGGATTACCTTGTCCCCATTGGTTTTGTAAGTCTTGTCTGTTGGGCTGAAGATTCTGAGCATTATTGCACCTCCTGTGTTCAATGATATGCGGGAAACGACGCGCCGAAGTTGCTTTCCAACACGATAGGTGTATAGTAGTAATTACCGACCAAGGAAAGGACACCACAATGAAAACCATCACCGGACGCCACAACATCGCGACAGCCATCAACATGTCAGGCAAGCCAGTAGTCACCATCGACCTCGACAACAAGGACTACCTGACCCCCGGAGACGAAACTTGCTGGCGCGTCTACGGCAGCAAGATCCGCGTCGCCCGCCAATACAAGGGCGAAACCTACTACGATCACGCAACCCTAGCCACCTACAGTGACAGCAACGACAAAGGACACGCCTACGACCTGTTCGCCCACACCATCGGAATCTACGCCGACTTCGGATACTACGACGTAGTTGAGGACGCTGAATTGGCGCAAGCGCCAATCGTCCACGAAGGCGACCATATCATCGTCGTGGAACTGCACTCCAAGACCAAGGAATACGCAGTCAAAGAAGGAATCGTCACACTGAACAACCCCTTCGTCACGCCAGCAGGCTACATCGATTAAGCAAAGCTGGGCGGGAGCTTATAACTCCCGCCCCCCACTGAAAGAACACGCCATGAAAGACAAACTCGAAACCCTCAGCATCATACTCATCTTCGCCGGAATGATCCTAAGCACGAACACCAACGAAACCAACCTCTACTGGAATTTCATCGGAGTTGGAATCACGGCAATCGGGATGCTGATCCTGCACGTCATCGGCAGGAACGCATGAGACACTTGGAGCGTCGGGAAAGTCCCGACTTGTATTGCCAAGTGGCGCGGGAACCCCTAGTCAACCACCCGCGCCACTATCATATTCGATCAGTCGATCCGCAGCACCTGACCGGCAAAAATCAGGTTAGCATCCTTGATGCCGTTGATCTGCTGTAGATGCTGCCAAGTCGTACCGTATCGAGCGGCAATGCTTGAGAGCGTATCCCCGGCACGTACCGTGTAGGTACGCGACTGGTGCCCCCCGCCCAGCTTCTGATTCACGATAGCCTGCACCGCATTGTAGCGATTGCCAAGCGCACGCTTACGATTCTCGCCATCACCGTACTTACCTGCGATCACTTCGTCAGCAAGCTGAGCGTCAGACTTGCCAGCGAGCGGGTCAACCGGCTTAGGTGTCGGAGTAGCCGCGCCGGAAGCGCCAGCATACTTGCGCCAAGCGTTCGCGTCACCGTAGAACTTGTCAAGGTCGAGATTGCCATTCCAGCCGTTAAGCCGTCCAGCAGACGAATACTGCCGAATCGCGCAAGAATAGGCTCCCTCATTCCACGGCTGATCCTGATACCCGGTCGCGTTCATATCGGCGTACTGCGCAATCCATAGGCCGCAATCATGACGCTGGGCGACAGCAGCCGTCGGCGCATAGGCGGAAGCCTGCACATAAATCAACGGCTTGATGCCGGTACGCTCGATAACGCGGGAGACAAGCGCCTCAAGGTATGCGTAGTTACCCCACGCGCGGTTGGAGCCGCTCTCCCAATCGATGCACAGGATACCCTTGCCAAGATAACCCTTGATATTATTCACATAGTAATCGGCTTCCGCTACAGCGCCGGAGCCGTTCACGTAATGGTACGTGCCCCAGCACTTGCCAAGCCGGATAGCCTGCTGTACAGCGCGGTCGCAATCAGGATTGACGTAATTCACACCCTCCGTCGCCTTGACGATCACAAAATCGCAAGGCACCCTGCTAAGGTCAATACCCGCCTGATACGACGCTATATCAATTCCTCGTAATGTCATTTTAATTACCTCCTATTAAGCGTTCTTGATATAGAACAAATTACCAAGAGAAGTGAAAGAATTCACACCATCAGTAACCACGGTATTGATGGGGTGGTTGACGCGGTTCAATGCAATATAAAACGGTGAGAAAATATGTCCGAAAGTGTCAATAAGCGGGGCAAGAATAACATCGCTACTATCGGTGCTGGTCTTGATATCACCGCCGACAACATTAGTCCACTTACTCAAATCACTAGTGTCGAAGAAAGTCGTGACACCATCGACTATCACCAACGCGACAATAGTATACGCACCTACACCTGTAATAGTGTTATTAGTGAATTCTGGTAGTACTATGATCGCTTTCTGTGAATCGTCTTTGATAGCCGTATATTTGGGGGGAAATATCGACGGATTATATGTGGAGAATGATTTGCATCCGTACACGCCTGAATCCGACGCATACTCGACACTAGTAGCAGTAGCGCTGTAGAATGTCACGTCGCTGAACCCCGCATCAACAAGCAGCTGCTGAATGAGGGTTGGGAATGTCCCGCCACTCATGTCTTTCGTAAAAATCTGTATTGCCATGACAATTCCTCCTTATGCTTTATGCACCGTGTAATATTCTACCGTCGTCCCGTTGGCTTTCGGGGCACCAGCGGTAATGTACCCACTATTAGCAAAAGGGAGCACAAAATCCAATACAACATCCTTGCTAGTCCCCGAATTGATGATTTGCGCTTTAGACACACTATCCGTGAGAATCGTCTTACCGACGGACACGGTACAGCCGCCTGTACCGATTTTATTCACACCAATGTACTTGCCGCCGCGAGCATACCAAGACACGTGCGCCCAAGGACGGTGCAACGTCGAGGTACTCGATTCAAACCACGTGCGTAAGCACAAGTCCCCCTCGCGAGTCAAGTAGATCTCATTACGCCCAACATCATGATAAACCGGGAAGACATTCTGGACGTCGCCGCAAAGCGCGTCCATCTCACTCTCGACCGGCAAATACTTGCTATCAGTACCGCGCATAATGACGTAGGTTTCGTGTGGCGGCAAGTTATTGAACTTGAAGCTTGAGCGCACATCAAGGACACACAATGCTGTGACCGGATCATACTGGAGTATCGCAGTCAAATATTGGTGCGGAGTGACGTTGATGTTCGCCCACTTGCCTTCGTTGACTGTGACCGCCTTGCTGCTCGCTCCGACAAGACCGCTGATATCCTCCGCAGTCCTGTTCAGAGCATCAGCCTTGGAAGTCATGGTGCCTGCGAACTCATTGTATTTTGCATCCATTTGCGCGATCTTGTCGGCCACCGTCTTGCTCACCGAATCCGTGAACTGGTCATACAATGTCCGGTCATCAGCCGAAGCGGCTGAATCACGCACCATCGGAGCCGCCTCCACCTCAATAATGAAATTCTGCGTACCGATCGGATTACCGCTAGCGTCGAAAATCACAAGTTCCGCAGCATGCTTGCCAGCGTGCTTGGTCATCTCTTGCGAGATCGTGAAACTCACCTTGCTGCCGGTGCCAATCGTACACGTGCTGGTGAACTCAACGCCATCTGATCGAGTACCGTCAACACGCGCAACCATGCCATCAATCTGCGCCAAATCACGCCCATCGTAGACCGTGAACACGATAGTGCGCGAACCGGTGTCAAACTGAGACATTTTGACTACCGGGAACTCGCCGGTAGCCTTTAAGTCAATGTCGTAATTTTGGGTAATTACAGCCATAATTAATCCTCCTAGATCCATCGTGAATAATCTTCGATGGTGAGACTATGTACCGTCCCACTCCATTTTATCGAATGCTCACCCGGCGAAAGCGTCAGCCGCTGATAGTCACCGGTAATAGCCCGATTCATTAGCACACCTTCCGGTGTGGACGCTTCCAAGTTGGCCACATCGATCACAAGCGTGTAATCGCCGGTATTAGTGACGCTGACGATCTGCGAGCCATCAAGATAGATTCCAACATTGCCGGTAGCATTGATAGTCAACTTCGGTGCCGCCGACACATTCCCCGCATTCGTCACCACCGCCTGAGCGTCCGCACTCGTAAAGACTTTAGGGCGCTGAAGCCGACCAGTCTTAAACGGCTGGACATGGAGCTTCACGTCAGCCGTCCGATATCGCACTAGTCGCTCAAAATCAATGGAATCAAGCTGCTGGAATCGGTAGATTTTATCAGACTCATTACTGAAAGTGATAGTCCCGCTAGTAGCGAAGAACTCGATAACCTTGTCAATATTAAAGTTGCCGTGTAGTCCGATACTCAGTGTCTTGTCGTAAGCCTGATAGCCGAGCGTGGTGATGATATCACCATCACGACCGTCGATTTCCTCGCTCGCAAAGCGCATCTTCGGCTTCGTGATCGGCGGAAGCGAGGTTACAATCAAGCCATTAACGCCATACGAAGGCTTATCATTGATCAGCACCCAAGGACGGGTATATGCGAAACCTTCCATACTTCAATCCTCCTTATCCATAGATGGCGGCTGTGACCGTCTTCTTGACAAAACGCCCAGCCACTTCATCGTCCAGCACCACGCGCACATTCTGCAAGGCTTCAACCAGCGCATTAATCAGGTTAGACTGCGATCCATACCCGTAGCCGGTTGCCGCTTGCTGAGCCGCCGACACACCGCCCAGATCATACGTCTGCGCGAAAGCATCAGAACTGGGCATCGCATCAATCATCTGCTTAGACACATTGCCCATCTCGTCCTCGAAGCCGACACCAATACCCTCAGCCAGATACTTGCCGACCTCATCCCGCATAACACGGGAAGGCGAGTGGATACCAAAGAAGCCCTTGATATCCTTCATAATCCCGCTTACCCAGCCGCTAATCTTGTCACGAAGCCAGCCGACCGAATTCTTGATTCCTTGCCACAAGCCCCTAACGATATTCGCACCGATGTCAAGCACCATGCTAGGAGCCTGCCTGAGTGCCCCGACAATGTTGCTCACGACATTTCTCGCGCCACTCACGGCATTGCCGATACCCCTCACGATACCCGCCGCAAGCTGAACCATCATCTGCAAGCCAGTACTAAGAATCTCAGGCAAATGCGCGCTGAGCGTCCTCACAATCTTCACCACGATCTGCGGGAGCATGGCGATCAATTGAGGGATCGCCTTAGTGATGCCTTGGATTAGGGCGATAAGGATCTGGATACCGGCAGTGACGAGCAACGGCAGATTATTCAGTAGCACGTCGGTGATCTGCATGACGATCCCCGGGAGCATCTGGATAAGCTGCGGCAAGGCTTCCACCAAGCCATTAGTCAAGGCAATAAGCAGCTGCACGCCCGCTTGGATAATCAACGGCAAATTAGCCAGCACCACTGATGCAACCTGTTGCACAATCGTCGGCAACATGCCGACAAGCGTCGGCAATGCTTCGGTGATGCCCTGAATCAGGCTAGTAAGCATCTGCATACCAGCCCCAATCAACTGCGGCAGAAGCGTGAGCAGGGCTTGCACGATCTGCGGCAAGGCGGCAGTCAACGCACTCATAATCTGCGGGAGCGCCGCGATAACCGCCTGCACCACCTGCGACAAGCCACTCACAATATTCGGCACTTGAGCGGTAATAAGCGGCAACAACTGATTAGTAAGCATATTGACGGCTTGAGGCAACAATGCTACAGCCGTCTGCACCATGCCACTCATCAACGGTGCAATACGCGGCATAATATTCTTACTGAAAGCATCAACAGACGTGACAAGATTACCAATAAGCGTGTTCATGTCGGCTTCGCTGGAACTCATGCCCGTCAATAGGTTCTGCCAGCTCGCTTTCACCATGTTCATGGAGCCTTCGATAGTGCCAGCCGCTTCCTTCGCAGTCGTACCAGCAATACCAAGATGTGCTTGCATGACACTAATCGCGCTGACAATATTACCGAAGCTCATACTGGACGCATCGACGGTTACACCAAGTTGCTCCTGCACGTCAGTCATCGTGGAAGCGTCCTGAATAAGACGCTTCATCTCCGACTGCGTACCGCCATAACCGAGCTTCAAATTATCGAGCATGGTGTAATTCTGCTTAGCGAACCCCTGATAGGCGTTCTGGATATCCTGCATGTTAGTGCCCATCTTGGAAGCATTATCGCTCATATCCACGATGGCACGATTCGCGTAATCAGCCGCCTTGCGGGTATCACCGCCGACAGATTCAATCAGCGAAGCCGAGAAGCTGGTAGCAGTCTGCATATAGTCGTTAGCTGACATTTGCGCCGTCTGGAAAGCGTTATTGGCGTAAGCGAGCATGGTGTTTTGTGCGTCGGTGAGCTGATTGTACTTGTCGCGCACTTCGTCCACGCTCTTGCCCATTTTCGCCGCATATTCTTCGATGGTCAAATCACCATTTCCGAAAAGCGTGTCGATACCGCCCTTTGCCTGCTCGAAAGCGGAATATGCTTCGATGGCTTGCTTGCCGATATTGACTACAGCAGAGCCAAGATTTTTAAGCCCATTGACAGCAGCACCAATCGCACTAGTCGCAAGATTCGCCAGCACATTCTTGAATACCGTGTACCCGTCGCCAGCTTCCTGCGCCTGCCTACCACTCTTAGCAGTCTCTTCTCCAAGCTCACTCGCAGCCTTGCCCGCCTTATCCATATCAGGCGACAAGCTCTTAATCTCCGAATCAGTCTTGTTGATATCCGCCTGAGCATTATTCATCTGCACGCGCATCTTGCTCATGGCGATCTCATTGGCATTGACAGCAGCCGAAGACTTATCCACATCACGCGCCAGATTCGCCACGACTTTCGCCTGAGCCTGATACTCCGGAGACGTTTTGCCAAGCGTCGCCTCGATCTGCGCAAGCTTCTGCTTCTCAGCATCATACGACGCGACAAGCTCCTTATGCTTCGTATTGTTCGCCGTGTACTGTGCACTCATTGCGCGATACTGCGCATTAAGGACGCTCAGTTTTTCCTTCTGCGCAGCCATCTTGTTATTCAGCGCTTCAGTTCGTGCCGTCAATGCCGCCTGCGAATTGTCGCTCTTTGCATACTGCGAGGACACGACCTTCATCTCAGATCCGACTTCACGCAGATTCTGCGAGATACGGGTCAGCGCCTGCCTATATTCAGACTCCCCTTGTAACTTAACCGCGCCGCCAAATCCTGCCACCTAAGACACCTCCTAGAACCATTCTTCTTCCTGCTCCTGCTTACGCTTCACAGCTTCATACGTGGTATTATTGGCTCGCAGCATGTTCTCCATGTCGAAAACCTGCTGATAAGCGCTGTAACGTGCCATGAAGTCCTTGAGCGTCAGGCGCATAACCTCACGGTCAGAGGACAAGCCCAACCGCGCCCGACCAATGAAAAGAATCCACGCGAAATCAATGGCCGGGTCTTGGTCAAAAATCACGTCATCGTCGTGGATTATTCGTTTTTTGAGCCGTCCTCAGTGGAAGCGACCACAATATCCTGCATCTGCGCAGTGATAGCGTCCATCCCGACAGCGCCGATCAATCGCCCGACCTGCTTCAGCGTGAGCGGCTTGATATCCGTGTCATTATCTTCGTTGCTGATATCGATGCCTTCATTGAGCATTGCCGCGAACCCGAAGATAACCGCCTTTGCGTTAGGTTCGCCGTTCTCGCCTTCCGTCTGCTTGCCCCACTCGTCCAGTGAGCCGTATTCCTCCTGAATCGCCTGCATGACGTTCAGGTTGAAAGCAAGGTGGTATTCCTGCCCCTTGTAGACAATCGCATCATTCGTTTTCTTAGCCATGATATTACCTCCTAAAAGTAAGGGCATGACATATTACATGCCATGCCCAATTATCTCACGGAAATGTCAGCTATGAGAGCCAGTAGTGGCCGCTGCCCCTCCGCCATCCTTAGCCGCCAGCTTACCCTTCACCCACGTAACAGCAGCAGCCTTCGTATCGAACACCTGCGCGGCAGACCAATCACCATTAGCCAGCGTCGCGGCAGTACCCTCGATCTCAGGCGTGGAAAAGTCCACGGATTCGCCCTTGGTGCTGTCCTCCTGAGACGGTTCGGCAAAACGCACCTTGTAAATGAATTCGCCCTTATACACGTACTTGCCGTTGACCATCTTGGTCACGACACGGCCAAGACCGACCCAAGGCGCTGCATCATCAGCGGAACGCACCATCTCACCGCCACTCTCAGCCACCGTGTGACCAAGGATCTCCGCGAAGATGGTCATATCATCATCGGCAACACCCAGCGTCACCTTCGCGCTCTGGAAGCTCTTATCGGATTCCGCCAGCACATCGTCAGCATAAAGCGTCGCATCATTCGTAGACACGTCCACCTTAGCCGAGACAGCCTTACCGAAAGACTTCGCACCAGCATAAGAGGGTGTACCGTCCTCTGCTTCCGTCAGCAGACCATACCAGAGATTAGTAAGTCCAATCTGCGCCATTTCATTAGCTCCTTTCCATAGCAAAACTCAGCGTCGTGTGATAGTAGCCCGTATCTGTCTCGTACTGATCCGGGCTGCTCCGTGACGGCTGCCACGTCCACCCCGCTCCTTCAAGTCTATCGCGTACCGCGTCACAGATAGCGATATAATCAGACTTCGTGTAAACGTCGAAGTCGTAATATGTGACCCACGCTTGAATCTTATCGTCCGCACTGTATGATCCGGAATCATCCTCACGGGTAAACGTCACATAAGGCTCGCCATGCCCATCATAATAGGCGAAAGCCACGGGGATACTCTTACCGCCTACTTCAAAGTCCTTGAAAAGATCAAGAATAGCCTCATTCACACCACTCACCCCTTCGGAATGTACTTATCCTGCACCTTCTGCATAGCCGCTTCAATCTCCTTCTTTTTGAAGCTCTTACGCATGAACGGGTGCTTCTTGAACGGGCTAGTGCTCCGCCCATACTCCATGACATTGCACACAAGCTCTGCGGGAACGACCTCGCCAGCCTTATTGGTGAAACGCCCATAGAACGCGACCTTGGTATTCACACCATCATCGCTAGGCGTCCTGTACACTCGCGTTATCCGCAGGCAATTCATGATATCAGAGCCACGGAAGCTAGCAGGCACATTCGCCTTAACGTTTGCGAGCACCACTTCCGCGCCAGCTTGCGTCATCTCACCCAGCATCTTATGCGCATCGGCACCCAATTCATCGAACAGTTTAAGTAGCTCGGTGGGCATTTCCGCATCGAATCTAGCCATCAGTGCTTCACCAGCCTTGCTTGTATCTCAAGCATGGTATTAGCTTCATCCACGTTGTTCAAGTACTCAATCGTGTACGTCTTCCCAGCGTACTCAATAAGCATATCCCGGTCGATAACAACAGTCCCGGGATACCGGATCGTGAAGTTGGTCGTAGCCGCTTCAAAATCCGAATTATTGGCGATAAGCGTATACCCCCTAGTGGTCTTAACGCTTGCGTAAGGCTCCAAGACAGTCTCACGGCTGACAATAGGCAAGCCGTCCTTATCATAGGTTTTCACAGCCTTGACTATCTTGATCCGATGGTCAAAACGTCCAGCGTTCATCATCATTGCTCACCACCGGACGGTAAAAAATTGATACTGTGCATGTCGAGAACCGACTGCGCAGTGAGATTAGGATTAGCCGAATCCACGTACATGCTCCGATTATCGTACATGTCCTGAGCCAAGCAGAGCGCGGCAATAACCATGTCCGAAGACTCGTCCAAGTCAGCCGCGCTAAGC